CTAATTATTAGGAATATTAGGATATATTATTAAAGAAAAATCATCACCTCTTTGATGAGGCTCTTTTTTATATATAGCATAATCAATTACAGTCTTTAACAACACATTTTTTATACATGGTTCTTTTTCTTCTGTATATTCCATTAAAACTTTTTCGATTCGTGGAATTATTTGTGTCTTAGCAAGATTTCTTTCTTTTTCTATTTCAATATCTATATTTGTTTTATTTATAGATTTTTTAATATTTTCTATACGAGATGAAAGGACTTTTGAACGCTCTATAAATGTATCTGAATCATAAATACCTTGTTCTAAAAAGTCGTGTAATCGTTCTTTCTGTTTTTCTAAGTTGGTAAGCTCTCTATTTAAATTCATCAAAATATGTTCTAGATTATCCTCAGTTTCAAGTTTGAAATTAATTTTTTCTTCTTTTAAAGATAGCTTATAATCTATTAGCCATTTATTCAAAACTTCTAAGATTTTGTTTTCTAATATATTTAATTTAGTTGATTTATTTTTGCAATTAGTACATACCATATATTTTTCATATCCATTTGATGTAGTATTAAATTTCCCAACTAGAGTATAATTACAATATCCACATTTTACAATTCCAGCCAAAGGGTTAGTAATCTTATTATTCGGAGTAGGGGAGTTGCTGCGCTTTTTTCTTATACTTTGTGCTTTATTCCAAGTTTCTTCACTTATTATCGGTTTATGTTTACCTTTTGATTCTATTTGCTCATTGATTCCTCTAGTTCTACTAGAATTTCTTTTTCTTTCAACTCTATTCCATACTATGTATCCGCAGTAAACTTTATTTTTTATAATATCTCTTACGCCTTTTTCATACCAAGTTCTACCAGTTGTAGTTCTATATCCAAGTTCATTTAAATATTCAGCTATTTTATATGCTCCAGTTCCTTTTAAATACATATCAAAGATTATTTTAACAACTGTTGCTTTATCTTCATTTATTACAAGTATTCTTTCTTTATTATTTAAATATTTAATATCATATCCATAAGGAGGAGCTTGAGCTATAAATTTACCTTCTTCAATACTTTTGATTTTTCCTCTTTGCATACGTCTAGATATTAATTTTAATTCCTTACGAGCCATAAAAGCTTCAAATTCAGAATACTCCTCATCAAACTCATCATTTAAATCATACGTTTTTCTAGGAGTAATAATTTTCGTCTTAGATTTTTTAAATGTATCTAATATCAATCCTTGGTCTTGCATATTACCACGACCTAAACGGTCAATGTCCATTACTAAAACTGCATCATACTTATTTTCTTCAACTTCATTTAGTAATTCTAACATCTTAGGTCTATATGTTATACTTTCTCCAGAGATAAGTTCTTCTTTTATTTCAATTACATTTAAACTTTGTTCTTTAGCTATTTTTAATAGAGTAGTTTTGTGCCTACTTAAAGTTTCAAATTCACCTCTGTGTTCTGCCTCTTCATCAGCTCTGCTTTTACGTAAATAAATTGCAACTTTCATAATTCAAGAGACTCCTTTCTACATCAGCTTAAATTAAACACATCTTATTTATATGTTAACATATATTTGGTTTTTGTTATAAAATTTTTTATAATAATTTTCGAAATATTTATTTTATAATAAATGATAAAAAATAAATTATTATAAAAAATATTATATAAATAAGAAAATACAAAAAAATATAATAAAAACCCCGGTTAATAATGTACAAAAATGGAAAAAATATCCATTATTCTACAAAAATAGATTTTTTTATTACAATTATGGGTTTTTTATTGCAATTGGAAAATAAAAGTATTATTATGTAAGTAAGATAATTATCAAAGACAATTCTGAATAGTCGGAAAACATTTCTAGGGATGAAAAGGTATAACTACATAAGTTTTATAAAAAAATATTAGGGATTTTTAACTAAAAATAAGAACGTAAGTTCTTGCAACAGGGGGATAGTAATATGGAGCATGATAAGGAAAGATTTGTTACTATTATAAAAGGGTTAAAGGAAAAAGATGAAGAAGACTATGAAAATTTCATGAAAATTATAAAGATTCTCATGAAAAATAAAAAAATGATTAAAAATATATATTTTTATTAAAGTTAGTAAAAAAATAAAAATACATTGGATACAACTCAATGTATTTTTATTTCTGTTTATTATCTAAAGAATCAAGAATTTTCAAAATAGCTTTTCTGTCTTCTTTATCTAATTCAGCTATTTTAAATATACTTTCTCTATCCTCTTTATCTAATTCAAATATTGCATCAACTATTTTTTTTATATCGTTATCTATTTCTTCTGATAAAGTATCCAAATTTCTGCCTAAAAGAAAATCAACAGAAACATTAAAATAAGTTGCAAGTTTATCAAGTAAAACTGCATCTGGCATTCTTAAATCTCTTTCATATTGAGACAAGGCTTGGCTTGTTATATTAAATACTTTTGCTAATTCAACTTGTTTGATATTATTATCTTCTCTTAGTTTACGTAATCTATTTCCAAAAGTCATATTTAAACCTCCAAAATAAACATTTTGTTTACTATAGTATATCATAGGTAAAAAAATTACTAAAAAAATTAAACAAAATGTTGTTATAAGTATTGACTTAAACGCTATGTTTGAATATAATATAAACATATTAAACAATATGTTTAAAAAAGAGAGGTGAAAAAAATGAATAAACTAAAAACTATTAGAGAAAAACAAGGTCTTACTCAAACTGAAATGGCTGAATTATTGGGAATTTCTCGTCAAAGATATTTTATGTATGAACATAATAAACGAAGTTTTCCAATAAAATACGCTTTTAAAATATCTAAAATATTTGGTGTTGAGCTAGAAGAAATTTTTTTAGATATAAGTTAAACATAACGTTTAAATATTTAAATGTTTAAACTAATTATACAACAGAAAAGGGGATATTTGAATGTTGCAACAATACCAAAATATATACCAAATCAGCAGAGAGAATACTGATTTAATACAAAAATAAAAAAGGATACTTATTAATTATAAGCACCTTCAAATGAATTATAAAGTTTGCAATTATTCAGTAAACTCAACAAATGTTAATTAATATCAATATCCAAATCTTTGAAAAAAGAGTGATTAAAAAAATCAATAATTGTTATATCTAAAGCATCGCAAAGTTTTTTTATTGTACATATACCAGGGTTTTTACTTTTACCTTTTAAAATACTATCTATTGTAGATTGAGTAACACCTGCCATTGTACATAATTTATTTACTGTAATGTCATTTTCTTGACATAATCCTAATATTCGTTTGGATACTGCTGTTAATAAAGACATAATAAACCTCCATATATAACGTGAAATCGTTTAAATAAATAATAACACATTTTTTTAAAAATAATTAACGATATAACGTTGACAATGTTAAAAGAAGGGTTTATAATAAAAATATATTAACGATATATAGTTAATAAAAGAAAAGAGGTGAGGCTAATGTGTATAGGTCATAAGCTCAAATATTATAGAAAAAGTAACTCTCTATCTCAAATTGAATTAAGTAAAAAAACTGGCATAGCACAAACAACAATTAGCGACTTAGAAAAAAATAAATATAATCCTAGAATAGATGTTTTATGTAAACTTACAAAAGCATTAGGTATAGAAATAACAGATTTAATTAATTAAATTATTTTATAAATTAATTATAAGATGAAATGGAGGAAAACTGAATGTCATATCAATACCAAAATATATACCAAATTAGCAGAGAAAATACTGGTCTTACACAAGAAAAAGCATCAGAGTTACTGGACATATCAGTAGAGAGCTTAAGAGCCTATGAGAATGATAAAAGGATACCACCAAATACAGTAGTATCAAAAATGGTTTCTATTTATAACAATAATCTGCTGGGTTATGAGCATGTGAGAAGGACTACAGAAGCAGGAGTAATGTTCTTACCAAAACTAGAAATGAAAAGTCTTTCAAGCATAACTTTAAAGTTGCATAAAGAAATAAAAGATTATCTAAAAAAGGAAGATGATTTCATAGATATAGTTGAAGATGATGTAATTGACGCAGAGGAAGAAAAAGTTTGGAATGATGTTATGCAAGAATTAGAAGATATTTTTAAATCAATTTTAATTTTGAAACTTTCAAAGAAAACAAAATAGGAAGGAGAAAATTGTATGAACAACTTAGTTTTAATAAATGATAAGGAATTGCAGGTTAAAGAGTTTAAAGGTGAAAGAGTTGTAACATTTAAAGAAGTTGATTTAATTCATGAAAGAGCGGAAGGAACAGCGAAAAGAAATTTCACTGAGAATAAAAAGTATTTTATAGAAAATGTTGATTATTTTGAGGTCAGTACGAAAATCGTACCAAGCTTGGAGCTATATGGTTTTAGTAAATTTGCCCCAAATGGGATTTTAATAACTGAAAGTGGTTATCTAATGTTAGTAAAATCTCTAACAGATGATTTAGCTTGGAAAGTACAAAGAGAATTAGTTAATAACTATTTCAGAGTTAAAGAAAATGAACAACAACCTAAACTACCAACTACATATAAAGAAGCATTACAACACCTTATAGAGCAGGTAGAAGTAAATGAGAAATTACAACTAGAAAGCAAAATAAAAGACCAGGTTATAAATGAACTCAAACCTAAAGCAGATTATACAGATACAATACTAAAAAGTGATAGTTTGGTTACGATAACTCAGATTGCAAAAGATTATGGTATGAGTGGTACAGAAATGAATAAATTGCTTCATAAGTTAAAGGTGCAATATAAGCAAAGTGACCAATGGCTTTTATATAAGGAACACCAAGGGAAAAGTTACACTCAATCAGACACAATAGAGATAATTAGAAGTAATGGAACAATCGGCTCAAAAATGACAACTAAGTGGACTCAAAAGGGAAGGTTGTTTTTACACGATTTATTAAAAGCAAATAACATATTACCAGATATAGAAAAAAGTGACCAACAATTATCAATGTTAAGTTAAATCATAACAGTACCTTGAAAACTAAATACAGAATATTTTGAAAAGGAGTGGTTAAATGGAGTCTATATTAGATATAAGACAGATGGTATATATCATTAAAATAAAAATAAAAGATAAAGATTTTTTTCTAACTGATTTAAAGAAATCTTTATCAAATAATTTTAAGGATAGCATGATATTTTTAGATAAGAATACAGCTGAACATATAATAGGAGACTTAGAAACAACCTTTGAATCAAAAATAGGTTATTTAATAAGTTGCAAATTGTTAACAGTTCCTATTTTTATATTGTTTTAGAGCATAAGTATTCAAAGAACATTTATCTAATTGTTTGAAAGCATATGACAATATATTAAGAACCATAAAGGCGTCTTCTTCGCTAGTATAAGAGTAGATTTTTAAGTTATGTGCTTTAGGATTTCTAAATAAACATGTGATTGATTTAAGTAGGTATTTAAAGCCTAAATATTCATTTTTTTCTTCTTCGGTTTGAAGTGTATTAAAAATAATGATTGGATAATTTTCATTAAACACATTATTTATAAGTTTATTTCCATCTAAATCAAGTGTTGATAATGAACGGAGTTTACAAAAAATACCTTTTGATGCTTCTAAAATACAATGAAAATAATTTTTATCTAAATACTCAGCTTTACAACACTTTAGCACTTCGGGATGTATGTTATTGGATAACAATTTATTTTTCAAACTTTTATAACGTTTTTCAGCTTCATTATAAGTGTTGGTTTTTATACAACTTTTAATTTTTCCAGAATCATCAAGCATTAAACCAAAAAATTGGAATTTTGTATTCAACTCAACAATGGCAGTTTTCCAATCGTAATCGTTGTTATTAATGAAACGCATAGGATTGAAAATTACCTGAACTAATTTTAATAAAGGTGAACCATCGTTATATCTTTTTTGTTCTTCCATAACAGAAGATAATAATATTTGTGTCTTTGAATAGTTAATAATAGAATTTTTTTGAATATTGTAAAAATTTAAATCATTAAGAAAACGACTTATTTCAGAACCAGTACAATAATCTTTTATAATAGAACAAATTTCTTTACAATCGCTTTCAGAAAATTTTGGTATTAATTTAGTATTTGTAGATATAATACTCACAGCCTTTCATAAAAAGATATAGGATATATCCTATAAACAAATTATATCATAAGGAGGAAAGTAATGGCAATTAATGACAACATAAACAAAATTTTAATAGACAGAAATTTAAAAGCATGGAAATTAGCAAAAGAAATAGGATTAGATTCAGGGAATTTATATGCAATTTTAAGAGGAGAAAATAAAAATCCAACTATAGATACATTGATAAAATTAGCTGACTATTTAGATGTTACATTAGATGAACTAGTTGGAAGATAGGAGTGGTAAAAATAAAGAATAAACATTATTAATTAGGTTCTAATTTTAACTTTCTATTTTTTAGGAATTGTATTTAGTAAGTTATTTATAAATACTAATTGAGAATAGGACAATTTTTAAGATACATAAAATATAAAAAGGAGGGGGTTAGATTGCCAAAGATAGAAAAAGATTTAGATGGTACAACTACCATAACTTACCTTGAAGATGATATAGATGTTCCAACAGATGATAATGGTTATAAAATATCCATGACAGTATTACACGGAAATACTGTTTGCCATGTAGTATCTCCTGAAACAATATTAGGAAGAAAGTTTACATTAGAAGAAAAACAAGAAAAAGATGAAATGATATATGAAGCTATTGAAAAGATGATGATAGATAGACAGTTAAGAGAGCAGAAAGTAAACAAGGAAGTTGCTAATAATTAGCACTTCTTGCAAAGTAAAATAGGACAAGTATTTTAAAACAACTAGGTATATATTACTTAAGTACAAATATAAGAAGGAGGTGACTTAGTTGAGTATAAGATGGTTTCTAAGATTTTGTAAAAAACATAAGAAAGTGCCTACACCACGATTTTATGCAGAGTGTGTAGCTTATATGGAAGAATGTAAGCAAAGAGGACTTGAACTTTAAGGGGGATTGAATATGGAAGTTTTAAAAATTAATTTTAATTTAGAAAATCTTGAAATAGGTAAAACAATAAGAATCAATTCATTGTATGAAGGCGAAAGAGATTGCATTATAGTGGTAGCAACTGAAAACGAATTAAACTTAGCTTATCTTAATAAAGAGAGAGGCTGTATTGAGTATCAAGCATTAACAGTAGAAGATATTCAAGATAACTATTATAAGATTAAAGTTTTATCTTAGGAGGAAATAAAATGGTAGGTTTATTTGCAATATGTTTAGCAGGATTATTTCAATAAAAAAAGTGCTGGTCAAAGTAACCAACACATACAAAAAATTCAACTTATTTAGGAGGATACCATAAAATGAATAAAATTTCAAGTCGTAGAAAATATTTAGATGCTTTTATAGTAACTGATACTAAGAACATAGATAAAATTGATTGGCTTAAAAATAGACAATTAGGAATAGGGGGTAGTGATGCGTCAGCAGTAGCAGGATTAAATCCCTGGAAAACTTCTGTTCAAGTATATATAGAAAAGAAAGAAGAAACACCAATAGAAACTAAAAGTTTCAGAATGGAATTAGGCAATAGATTAGAAGGATTAGTTGCAGAACTTTTTACAGAAGAAACTGGTCTTAAGGTCCGTAATGTAAATGGAATGTTGAAAAATGAAAAGTATCCTTTTGCAATAGCTAATATAGACAGAGCTATAGTAGGAGAAAAAGCATTTTTAGAATGTAAGACAACAAATAGTTTTTCTATAAAAGAATGGGAAAATGGAGTTCCACTTCATTATGAAATACAATGCTTACACTATATGGCTGTCACAGGAGCTACACATTGTTATATAGCAGCACTTCTTGGAAATGAAAAGTTTGTATGGCACAAGATAAATAGGGATAATGAAGTAATTAAAAATCTAATGAAAATAGAGAGTGAATTTTGGGAAGAAAATGTATTAAAAGACATTTTACCAATTCCTGATGGTTCAGATGCTTATAGTGAGTTTCTGAAAACAAGGTATAAAAACTCAGTAAAAGAGAAAATAGAACTAAATCTACTTGAAGATGGTATATCAAAGTTAAAAAGATATGATGATATAGTTTTACAAATGAAAGAACTAAAAGGAGAGAAACAGCTAATAGAACAAGAAATACAAAGTGAAATGAGAGAGTTTGAGTTAGCTACATTAGGCGGAAGAATAATAACTTGGAAAGGAGCTACTAAAAGGTCCATTGATACCAAGAGATTAAGAGAAGAAATGCCTGATATAGCAGAAAAATATACAAATATAAGTTCATACAGAACATTCAAAATAAAATAGGGGGTAATATATATGGCTAGTGAAAAAGCAAAAGGAGCATTAGAAAAGAAAGTTTCAGGAGCAAATACAGTCAAGGTAAGTCCAAGTAAAGGTATGGAGCAACTTATGAATAAAATGGCAAGTCAGATAAAAAAAGCTTTACCTAGTATGGTTTCAAGCGAGAGATTTCAAAGAGTTGCCCTAACAGCTTTTAGTAATAATCCAAGGTTACAATCATGTGAACCTATGAGTTTTATAGCAGCAATGATGGAATCAGCTCAATTAGGTCTTGAGCCTAATACGCCTTTAGGTCAAGCATATTTGATACCATATGGAAATAAAGTGCAATTCCAAATTGGGTATAAAGGTCTTTTAGAATTAGCACAAAGAAGTGGAAAGATAAAAACTATATATGCTCATAAAATAAGAGAAAACGATAAATTTGAGATTAAATATGGGCTTCATCAAGACTTAGTTCATGAACCTAAATTAAATGGTGATAGAGGGGAAATAATTGGATATTATGCAGTATATCATTTGGATACAGGAGGACATAGTTTTTCTTTTATGACTAAAGAGGAAATTATAGAATTTGCAAAGAGTAAAAGTAAAAGTTATAGTAGTGGACCATGGCAAACAGATTTTGATTCAATGGCTAAAAAGACAGTTATAAAACAGTTATTAAAATATGCACCACTTAGTATAGAATTACAAAAAGCTATGGTAGGTGATGAAACAATAAAATCTGAAATAGATGAAGATATGAGCATGGTCGTAGATGAAAGCGAAAGTTTAGAAGTTGATTTCGAAGTAAAAGAAAATATGGATGGTAAAGTTAGTGTGGAAGAAGCTATAAATGTTGATTAAGTAGGTGAGGCACCTTGAATGAAGATAAGTCAGTTATAGAGAAATTAAATATATTAAGTGGTGGATACGGTCTTATGCCAAGAATAATAGCAAGAGATAGGTGGTTGACAGTTGGCGCTAGAATGCTGTATTCATATCTAACTAGTTTTGCAGGGAATGATGGAACATGTTTTCCATCTAGGGATTTAATTTGTTATGAACTAGATATATCAAAAGACACATTTACAAAGTACAAAAAAGAGCTAGAGATGAGTGGCTATATAAGGGTTCATAAGAATAAATCCAAACAAGGCAAGATGCAAAACAATATATATGAAATAGTATTTGATAGAACTTATATAGATGAATGTATTTCTAAGAGAGGTTTAAAAGAGGAGAAAAAGAAGAAAAAGCCATGTACTAAAAAGCAAGACACGGAACCGTATCCTAAAAATGTAGACATGGAACCATGTCCTACTTTTCCGGACACGACTCAGCCGGACACGGAAAATATGGACACTAATAGTAACAGTATTAATAGTAACAGTATTAATAATATGTATATAGGAAAGCAACCTGTGGATAACTTTTTAAAAGAATTTAAGAAGCTGTATGAAGAAAATATAGGAGTAATATATCCAGTTACAGCTGAATGGTTATTAGAAGTATCTAATGAAGTAGATATAAGAGTATTTAAAAGAGCTATAGAGATATGTGCTGAAAAGATGAATATGAATCTAGCATACTTAAAAGGTATCCTTAAAAAATGGAAGGATGCAAATATTACTACATATGAGCAACTGGAATCATATAGATTACAGCAAGAAAATAAGAAAACAAAAAAAGTAGTTAATAACCATGTGAGTAAAAATAAGTTTGCCAACTTTGAACAAACATTTACTAAGTATTCAGAGAATGAACTAGATGACATTATTAAGAAAAGCCAAAAAGAGAAGTTTGGAGTAGGAAGTTAAAATATTGGAGGGATGAAAATGAGTAAAGTTATACAGTGTGATTTCTGTAAGGAAATATTTGGAAAATATAATGAAGAATGTATTGAGCTATATAAAAAGGATTGTAGCAAAGGGGTGCTTGGGATAGATAAACACATATGCCCAACTTGTTATGAAAAATTCATTGAAGGAAAAATAGAGAAAGTAGAAAATGCTAAAAGATTTAAGGATAAATTAATAGACTTCTTGGTTGAGCATGAGATTTGTGACTGCTGTGCTTGTGACTGCATATTTGATTCTAATGACGAAAAAAAATGCAAGGCAGGAATTAGAGAATGGGTTGAAAGTGAGGTAGAAGAATAGTGGACGAACACATACAGTGCGATTTTTGTAAGAAAACAATTAATGTTGAGAAACAAAAATATTTTATTAATAAAGAACAGGGAAATACAAGCTTACTTAGATATACAGATATACGTATTTGTGAAGATTGTTGGAATTTTGGAATAAAAAACTACTATAAAAATAAAGAAGGTGCTAAGAATGACTAACTTTGAAATGATAAAAAGTTTAGATGAGGATGGAATGGCTGATTTTCTTGGAAGTACTGATTGTATTTGCGGGTATTGTGCTTATGAAATTGAAACTTGCATCTATAGTTGTTTTGATGGATACAAAAAATGGCTTGAAATGGAGGTAGAAGAATAATGGATAAACTTTATATATGCAGTCCAAAAGGGATAGAAGAAGTTGAAATATTAGAAGAAACAAAAAGTAGATTTAAAGTAGGAAGGAATAGTCAATTTTTAAGAGTTATTAATAAAAATGTACTTGATGTAAAAAGTGCTAGTTATGTTGCTTCTTTAAATAGAGACAGAGCTATAAAAATTTGGAATGATGAAATAAGCGAAGAAATAGAAAGATTAAAAAGGTTTTTATATACAGAAAATATCTAATTAAAACAGTTTAGAGGAGGAATAGATTATGGAATATAAAGAATATGAAGATTTAAAAAATAGAGTAGAAAGTTATGAGGATTTACAAGGTAGTGCAGAGTTTGCAGAGAGAGTTATAGAAAATCTTGAGGATGTAGATTGCCCTATAAGAATAGGATTTAAGTTTCCTAACAAAGAGGATTATCAAAAGATAGACCTTGATATAGCTGCTAAAGATTCAAATTCAACTTTTATAAGAACAGAGTTAGCAAAAGCATTTAAAGAGATTTTATCTAAATATGAAATGGATATGGAAAATATGTAATTAAAACAGTTTAGAGAGTTGCAAAATATCTTTTAGTATAAATTATTGTTGAAGTGTTTTGTAACTCTCAAAAATGAAAATAAGGGGTGGGATAAATGTATGAATATATATTAAGATGGCAAATAGGATTATCGTTAGAAAATAGAAAAATACATTATACATATGGAAGTAAAGAAGCTTTAAGAAAGAAAGCAAAGGCATTGGCTAAAGATGAAAATATAGTACTAATAACTATAGATAAGGTAGATGAAGTTATAAAAAATACTATAAGCGAGAAGATTATAGAACGCTTTAAAAATTTATAAGGGGTGAAATTATGATAATACACAAATTTATAATACATGTTTTAGATAAGAATAGCGATACACCAATACTAAATGATTTTGAGGGTAGAGTCAGTCAAGATATTGAAGCTTTCTTTCAGAAAAAGATAAGCAAAGTATCAAGAGATAATGACATCAGAACAGCAGTATTTAATGACTATAGTAACAATCTAATTAAGAAGTGCTGTGAACAAATTATTTATGATGAAAGTTCATTTTTAAATAACTCTAAAGAGATTGCAGCTTATTTATTTGATGTTATGAAGCTTAATGCTACATTAGAATCTTGCGACTTAGCAATTTGTTTATACTCTCAAAAAGATGAAAAGAAAGTTGCTATATTAAAGCTTGATTATAACAAGTCATAT